GGGGGCCGGAGATGCCCGGCAGGTGGCCGGACACCATCGTGGTGGCGCAGCAGGACATGCGGGTGCTGCGGCCGGAGTGGCGGCGGAACACGGGATGGTGCGGGTCTATCGGGGGGCCGTGGCGGCTGATGGGCGGCGAGGATTGGCAGTCGTTGCGTGACCGTCGGTTCGAGCTGCCGAAGCAGCGGTCCGGCTGGCATCTGACCTGGATGGGCGGGGCGGACGCCTGCCGGGAGAAGGCTGCGGCGCTCTCCGACGACAAGTATCGCAACGTGGACTTCACGAGGCTGCTGGCCGAGCGACGCTGGGTGGATCGTCCACTCACCGATGTCGGCGACCGGCCGGAATGGATACCGGACTCATGGTGACACCCGAACAGCTCATCAAGCTCGAAGCGAAGTTCGCTCCGAAGGTGGAGAAGGGGCCGTCGGCGTTCTCCCCGTTGGAGCGGGAACGTTCCTGCGCGCACAATCTTGGTGGCGACAAGATGGCCGCCGACCGGAACGGATACGCCGAGTTCTACTCGTGGCTGACCGGGAAGGTCGATCCTGACACGGTGGTGGAACTCGGGGTGTTCCGCGGGTCGTCGCTCGCGGTGTGGGATGCGGTCTGGCCGGGAGTCCAGCTCCTCGGCCTTGACCTGGAGTTGGGCCGGTACGAGAAGAACCTGCCGCTGCTGCTGGAGCGCGGGGCGTTCCCCGGCCTGCTTCCCGAGGTCCGGACGTTCGACGCCTACAAGCCGGACACGGAGACGATCACCGGGGTTCTGAGCAGCGTTGACGTGTTCGTGGATGACGGGCCACACACCAAGTCGGCGATTCAGGCGTGCCTGTCTGCTGTCGGCCCGCTGGTCCGGCAGGCGTACGTCATCGAGGATTTCGTGGGGACCGGCGGAATGCTCAGGGAGCAGTTCCCCTACTGGGAGGTGCGGGAGCAGGGCCGTATTGCTGCGGCCGTACGGATAGACTGACCCGCCGGAGGTTGCCGTATGGCTAACTACTGCACCGTGAATCAGCTCAAGGCTGCTATCCGTATTACGGATTCGGTGGACGACACGCTTCTCGACTCGGCCATCGAGGCTGCCTCGCGGTTCGTGGACGGCTACTGCCAGCGTGATTTCGCTGCGGCGTCGGGGACGGCGACGAGGGACTACATCCCGTCCGGGCTGATGGAGCGGCTTCCGATTGACGACGCTACGACGGTCGTGTCGGTGAAGATTGACGACGATCTGGACGGGTCGTTCGCTACCACGCTGGTGGCCGGCACCGACTACCAGTTGGAGCCGGTGAACTCGGAGGTGTCGGGCCTGTCGTGGCCGTACACGTCCATCGTTCCGATTGAGGACGGCTACTGGCCTATCGAGTATGGGCGGAAGACGGTCCGGGTGGAGGCGACCTACGGGTGGCCGGCGGTGCCGAAGGCGGTGGAGCAGGCGACGCTGATGCAGGCGTCCCGGCTGTTCGCCCGGCTGGACTCGCCGCTCGGCGTGGCCGGGTTCGGCGAGATGGGTGCGATGCGCGTCTCGTTCAAGATTGACCCTGACGTGGGGATGCTGCTGAACCCGTACCGTCGGCTGCGGTTCTGATGGCGACGGTCGGCGCGATCCGGCAGGGCATCGCTACGAGGCTTGCGACCATCCCCGGCCTGCGAACCTCGGCGACGATGCTGGACGACCCGCGGCCTCCGGTGGCGATGGTCATCCCCGAACGGATCGAGTACGACCTGACGGCGCAGCGCGGTGTGGACCGTTACATCTTCAACGTTCAGGTGCTGGTGTCACGGGCGGACGACCGGGCGGCCCAGAACAACATCGACCCGTACATCACCGGCCCGACCTCTGTGAAGGAGGCGATGTTCGCCGATCCGACGCTCGGGGGGGCCGCTCAGACGAGCCGTGTCACGGACCTGCGGAGTTACGGGCAGGTACTTTATGGGGAGACGCTGTACCTCGGTGCGGAGTTCGTCGTGGAGGTGTTCGCATGAGCTGGAAGGTGCTGTCGGACCGGCTGGCATGGCCGAAGGGGACCGTGCTCGGCGTTGACGACCTCGCAGGGTGTAACATTGAGGCGCTGGTGGCGGGGAATCACCTGTCTCCGGTGAAGGCGACAACCAAGAAGCGACCGGCGGTTGCGCCGGACCCGGACCCCACCACGGGGCAGGAGGACTAGAAGATGGCCCGCATCGTTCTCACGAACGCGGTCGTGAAGATCAACTCGGTTGACCTGTCCGACCACGTCGCGTCTGTCGAGCTGGCGCAGGAGGTCGAGGAGGTCGAGACGACCGCCTTCGGCGACTCCGCCCGCACCCGCACCGGCGGCCTGGCGAACAACTCGCTGTCGCTCGACTTCCACCAGGACTTCGCGTCGGCGTCGGTTGACGACACGCTGAACGCTCTGGTCGGTGGGACGGCTCCGTTCGAGATTCTGCCGAACGGCACCGCTGTCTCCGCCACCAACCCTAAGTACACCGGCACGGTCCTCCTTACGGAGTGGACCCCCGTGTCTGGTGCCATCGGGGAGCTGGCGACCGCGTCGATCACCTGGCCGATCTCTGGTGCTGTGACCCGAGCGACTGCCTGATAGGAGCCTGAATGTTCGGTCTCAACCTGCGCGTCGTCACGAAGGGCGGCGAGAAGAACGTTCCGGTCACCCCGAAGGTGTCGGTCGAGTTTGAGCGGCAGTTCCAGACCGGTATCGGTCGTGCGTTCCAAGAGAACAAGGTGGAGCACATCTACTGGCTGGCGTGGAAGGCGTCGGGCGGTCCGGGTGAGTTCGAGTCGTGGCTTGACGACCTTGTGGATGTGCAGATGGTGGAGGCTGCGGAGCGCCCTTTGTCCGACAGTCAGTAACCTGGCTTGTGGCGCAGGTTGCTGTCGAGACGGGGATTCCGCCACAGTTTCTGCTTGACGATCCGCACATGCTGAAGGCGATTGTTGCGGTGATGAACGAGCGGAACAAGCAGCGGAAGAAGGCCAACCGTGGCCGATAGGTCGATGCAGGTCAGCGTCGTCAACCAGCGTAAGGTTGAGAAGGCGCTGCGGGCCATCGGCAATGATGCGGTGGCCGATCTGAAGAAGGCGCACGCGGAGTCTGCGAAGATTGTGGAGCGGGCGGCCCGGCCGAAGGTGCCGGTCCGGTCGGGGAACACGTCGCAGGTGTCCGGCCGGCCGTACTGGCCGGGCGACCGGTCGAGAAGTCCGGGGGCGCTGAAGGGGACGTTGCGTTCGGGTGCGTCCGCTCGGGCCGGTGTGGTCCGTCTCGGGAAGAAGCTGGTGCCGTATGCGGGGCCGGTCCACTACGGCTGGGTGACGAGGCCGAACCCGTCGAAGGGTTGGCTGGGCGGTCCGATCCCACCTAACCCGTTCCTGTATGACGCGCTGGATGAGCGTCGTGCCGAGGTTGAGGAGACTTTCTACCGGTACCTTGAGGACATCAAGAAGCGGCATCTTCGCTAGGTAGGTGGCCTGTGGCACGCGGTAAGAGCGTCATCCAGGTCGTCATCACCGGTGAGTCCCGAGGGCTGAAGCGGGCCACGGACGCTGCTGCCGGGGCGTTCGCCGGCTTCGGTATCGCCGCGGCCAAGCTCGTATCGGTTGCCGCGTCTGTCACGTCCGCTATCGGTGTGGCGTCGGTCAAGGCGTTCGCCGATTTCGACGCTGCGATGACGCAGTCCACGGCCATTATGGGCAACGTCTCGCAAGCGATGGAACAGGACATGTCAAACGCCGCCCGCGAGGTGGCGAAGACGACGACGTTCTCTGCGGAGGAAGCAGCCCGAGCCTACTTCTACCTTGCGTCGGCCGGTCTTGACGCGGAGCAGTCGGTCGCGGCCCTGCCGCAGGTGGCGCAGTTCGCGCAGGCCGGAATGTTCGACCTGTCCCGCGCTACGGACCTTCTCACGGACGCGCAGTCGGCACTCGGGCTGACAATCCGTGATGACGCTCAGGCGAACATGGAGAACATGGCGCAGGTCGCCGACGTGCTGGTCAAGGCCAACACGCTGGCGAACGCGAGTGTCGAGCAGTTCTCGCAGTCTCTGACGAACAAGGCCGGTGCGGCCCTGTCGGTGGCGAACAAGTCCATCGAGGAGGG